GCACCTGAGAAATTTTTGTACAAGCCGTATTCGAGCTATGTCCCCAGAGGAGATGGAGCTTGGAAAACCATGGACCGAGAAGGGGCTGACTAAGTTCCGTATCGAGGCTCTCATGGAATACCTGAAGAACCGAAGCTTCACACAATACACGAGGGCACAGGTTCAGGATCAACTTAAACAAATGAATCATAACGAGGAGTGCCATGGCACACGGAATATTAAACGCGAGGATGGTAAGTATACATCGATCCGTGTGTGGTGGGTTCCTGCATTTGATGACGCTGACATAGAGATTGACGTAAAGGAGGATAAGTATGAAGTCCCGTTCTAAGCTCTTAAAGGTCGGAGAGGTTTCAGAGTGGCTGAACGTCTCGAGATCAACCATTTATAAATGGGTACACGAGGGAGAGTTTCCCGAGCCTGTCGTTCTTGGACAGGATGACGGCAAGCGCAGCGCAAGCCGTTGGAAAGAAGACGAGGTTGTTGACTGGTTAGAAAGCAGACCTCGAGGCGTACAGGAATGATACCCAACGCCGAGATTATCTTTGGCCCCCCGGGCTGTGGAAAAACCTACACGCTGATGGAAGAGATCGAGGAAGCTATGCGCCTCGGCACACCGCCTGATCGTATTGGTTACGTTTCGTTTACACGGAAAGCTATTCATGAAGCCGTGTCTCGAGCCTGTGTTAAGTTCAACGTAGATCGAAAAGATCTGCCATGGTTCAGGACGCTGCACTCTTGGGCATTTAATGGACTGAATCTTGGAACTGGAGATATGCTTGGCCCGGAAGACTGGGACGTTCTTTCTCGAGAACTTGGTTTAAAGTTCCGAGGTGCAAGTGCCGTGAGTCCAGACGATGGCATGTTGATACCCACAGCTTTGGACAGTGGAGACGTGTACCTACAGATGGAGAACAGATCTCGATATCGAATGATTAGTATCGAGAAAGAGTTCAACGAGGTAGCCAACCATGCACTGCATTTCTTTCAGCTGCGGAAAGTAGAAGCAGAGCTACAAGCGTATAAGTCAGCTACCAACAAGTTTGATTTTGCAGATCTAATAGAGAAGTATGTAGAGATAGGAGATCCGCCTCGACTCGATCTGTTTATTGTTGACGAGGCACAGGATTTAACACCACTGCAATGGGAGATGGTGTTTGAGATTGCTCGATGCGCCAAGCGTGTGTTGATCGCCGGGGATGACGATCAGGCAATCCACAGGTGGACAGGGGTCGATGTCAAAAGATTCCTGGGGGCATCAGATAACTTCAGAGTTCTTACACAAAGCTATCGCATGCCAAAGGTAGTTCATGATCTGTCACAGAAAGTTGTGAAGCGTATATCGGTTCGAAGAGAAAAGGTTTTCAACCCAACAGATAACGAGGGACGTATCGACTGGGCACTGAATCCATACGATCTCGATCTAAGCCAAGGTTCGTGGACCTTGATGGCTCGTACCAATTCGTTTGTTCGAGAGTGGTCCTCACAGCTATGGCTCGAGGGGCATTTGTTTTCGGTCAAGGGCAAGAGCAGCGTCAATCAAAAAGCAGCAGAAGCAGCGAAGATATGGAGACGACTACAGGCCGGGGAAGGTGTCGAGCTTCCCTCGATCCGATCTTTGTACGAGTTTGTTCCGAAACAAGGAGACAAGGCCGTCGTAAAGCGTGGGTCCGCAGGGCTGCTTGATGCAGCCGACCCGGAGGGTTTCCTGACCTACGATAGGCTTGTCAAGGACTTTGGCATGACAGCATCTATTGATCGTGATGCTTTGGATGTGGCAAGGTTCGGGGACAGTGAGAAGCGATACATACAAGCACTGGAAAGACGTGGAGAAGATATTACAGGAGATCCACGCATAAAGATCTCTACATTCCACGGAATGAAGGGAGGGGAGGACGATAACTGTGCCGTGTTNTTGGGTTCAACCAAGGCGTGTGTGGACAGTAAGTATCCTGATGATGAGCATCGAGCCATGTACGTTGGCTTGACGAGAACTAAAAACCGTCTGTGTCTCGTGGATACAGACCACAGATACAGGTATAAGTTATGAATTGTTGGCATTGTAAAACAGAGTTGATCTGGGGCGGAGACCACGATTGTGAGGACGATTCGGAATACGCTATGGAAACAAATTTAAGCTGCCCGGAGTGCGGTAGCTTTGTCTTAGTTTTTTATCCAAGGGAGCAAGAAGATGAAACGTGATGAAGTATTAGATAAAGCCAAGGAAATAATTGGCGGACCAAGAGCAGAAGAGTATGGAGATTCATTCGAGAACTTTACTCGCATACTCGAGGGTTGGAACATTATTGTGAATGAAGCCCACAAACACCAAGGCTACATTACCACAAGGCATGTTGCCCTCATGATGATTTGGCTAAAGATGGCCCGACTTTTGAACTCGCTCGATAGCGAGGATAGTTGGATGGACATAGCCGGATATGCAGCACTCGGAGCAGAGTGTTGTGAAAACGAGGCAGATATCAAGAAAAGGCTAGATATTTTTAATGGCAAGAGACAGAAAAGATAAGAAAACAGTTGACCTACTGGCACGGATGGAGCTTGGGGAGTCACTGGATCCTGATTGGAATATACCCACAGAGTTTCCTGATCTAACGCAGCACAAGACAATTGCTGTAGATCTCGAGACTCGGGATCCAAACATCCAAACGCTTGGCCCGGGATGGGCAAGAGGAGACGGTAACATTGTAGGCATAGCTGTAGCAGCCGGGGATTATCAGGGATACTTCCCGATCCGGCACCAGAACGGTCATAACCTAGATCCCAAGATGACAATGAAGTGGCTCAAGAAACAGATGGCTACTCCACACATCGATAAGGTTATGCACAATGCTACTTACGACGCAGGATGGCTCCGTGCAGAGGGGGTAAAGGTAGAGGGTAGGATTATCGACACGATGGTTGCAGCCCCACTGGTGGACGAGAACAGGTTCTCCTACAGCCTAAACAACCTAGGACGTGACTACATCGACATGCGGAAAGACGAGCGAATGCTCCGCGCAGCAGCCAAAGACTGGGGCATTGACCCCAAAGCAGACATGTGGAAGCTGCCTCCGAAGTTTGTCGGTGCCTACGCAGAGCAGGACGCTGTCATGACGCTCAAACTCTGGGAGCGGCTTGGCATCGAGATCTCGTCACAGGACCTCAACCACATTTTTGAGTTAGAGACAAGCTTGATTCCGTTGATGGTGGACATGAGAGAACGTGGTGTGCGTGTCGATCTGGACAAAGCAGACGTAGTTCGAGGGGAACTGAGGGCCAAGGTCAAAGAAATAAAGAAAGAGATCAAGCGCAAGACAGACGTGGAGATCGAGCCATGGGCCGGGGCATCTGTACTACAAGTCTTCGAGGCTTTGAATCTAGAATACCCAACTACAGAGGCCGGGGCACCGTCGTTTACCAAGCAGTATCTAAACAACCATCCGCACGAAGTATGTCAGATGATTGTCAAGCTGCGCGAGTTCGACAAGGCAGACAGCACATTTATCGACTCGATACTACGGCACGAGAAGAACGGACGGATACACACAGAATTCCATCAGCTTCGATCCGATGATGGTGGGACTGTGACCGGGCGATTCTCGTCATCCAACCCAAACTTACAGCAAATTCCTGCTAGAGACCCAGACATCAAGAAGATGATCCGTGGCTTGTTTATCCCTGAAGAGGGACAGAAGTGGGGGTCGTTTGACTATTCGAGCCAAGAGCCAAGGTTGTTGGTACACTTTGCAGCAAGCATGCCAGACAGTATGCGTCACCCGGTGGTCGATACAATCGTAGAAGAATACCACAAGGGAGATGTGGATCTGCATCAGATGGTAGCGGATCTGGCAAACATCAAACGTAAGGAAGCCAAGACGGTTAATCTTGGAATCATGTACGGCATGGGTGTGGGCAAGTTAGCAGCACAGTTGGACATATCTAAGGAAGAAGCCAAGAACTTGATTGAGCAGCACAGGACAAACGTTCCGTTCGTTAAGCAGCTAGCCAGTATCGCTAGCCAAAGAGCCGAGGACCAAGGTCAGATACGCACGTTGCTTGGACGTAAGTGCAGGTTTCATCTGTGGGAGCCGAAGACATTTGGGTACAATAAACCGTATCCTCTCGAGGAGGCCAAGAAAGAGTATGGCAATATAAACAATCTGAAAAGGGCGTTTACTTACAAGGCGTTGAATAAATTGATTCAGGGTTCAGCAGCCGACCAGACAAAAAAAGCTATGGCTGATTGCTACAAAGAGGGACTTATTCCTTTGCTTACGGTGCATGATGAGTTATGCTTCTCAGTAGAGGGCGACGATCAAGCGCACAACATCAAGCACATAATGGAAAACGGGTTGTCGGATGTCTTGAAAGTCCCCTCTAAAGTAGACGATGAACTTGGCGATAACTGGGGTGAGGTTGGCTAGGTTCTACCTAGCGCATTTGCCAGAGCTTGTGTAGCCGGGTCATTTCCTAAGACAATCGGATTAATTTTAGCCGACGCTGTTTGCGTTGGCTGCGGAAGCTGTGGTGCGGGTAGAGAACTCAAAGGATCTAAAGTAAAACCCGGGGGCAAGGAAGACGGAGCGGGTGCAGGTGTGGGTGCCTGAACAGGATCCAGATTAAATCCCGGAGGCAATGAAGAAGGTAAAGGAGCCACTGGTCTTTCTTCAGATGGGTCAGATTTAGCAAGAGGCTCGTTCATTCTTTCTGAAGACATACGATTAAACTCTTCAAAAGAAATACTACTTTCTACAGAGGTACGACCTTCTGCGCTTCTCATTGCGTTAAGATCTTTAGCCAGTTCTCTGGTAGCAGCGGTTGGAAAAAACCTACCGTCCATAATTGCACCAACTTCTTTACGACTAAGGTTTGCTTTGTTTATTAAATTTTTTCGTATCTCTGAATCAGATAACCCAAGCTCTCTGGCGGCTTGAATGTCTACATATAGCTGTGATTGTTCTCTGTACAAATTGTCCAAATACTTAGACCATGCTTTAGTCATGTCCTCCATAGAAGCATCTGCTCTTTTCAACACTTTGGTTGCTGACTGCTTTGCGTCTGTGCGTCTGGGGCCGTACTCAAGACCTTTGAATGCAAAATCGTTTTTAAGATCCACAGTCATGGGAGTAAACCCAGTAATCAAACGAGCACCTTCTTTGAAAGGGTTGTATTCTTCACCGCGTTTCCCGGGCAACCCAGTAACCGATCTATATACACGGCCCGGTTCAACTTCTAACTTAAAAGGATTTTCTACTGTGGCTACCAGACGAGCATATTCTGGAATGAGTCCGTTCATTATGTGACCCAGACCCTCTCCAAACTGTTCTCCCAACGGATCTGTTTCAGCATACACATCAGCGCCCGTAGATGTTTTACCACCTCGACCAATACCAAGACCAAGAATCTCTGATTTTGGCAACACATCTCGGAGACGTTCATAGATCATAGACTCCTGACCAAATGGTTCTGCAAACATTTCCAATCCACGCCATGCGCCACTGGCAATTTGTTCTACTTCGCTTTTATCGAGCTTACCTTTCTGATGATAGGTCTGTAATGCTGCCCTAACTGGATCAATAACAAAAGCATACGGACTGACATAACTAAGGTCGATGTAATCTACTTTACCTTTGCCATCATTACCCAAAATAACTATGTCATGTCCATCCATGTATTTTGGTAACTGCTGTCGCACAGCATCCATTTGTTCGTCTGTGGTTCCTGTAGCAACCATGGATGCACGAACCATGCTCTTTGGTATGATGCTGGCTACGGCATAGTATGACATGAGACGTTGTGCGCCCATAGCTCTGAACTGACGTGTCAACTCGTCCGCCGCCACATCTCCTATTTCCTTACGCATTGAAGGAGAGACCTCGAAGGCCATTTCTTTTAGGCCGCGATTCATAATGTTCACAGTGTTACGAATGTTCTCAGAGGCGAACGATGTAAAGTTACCGAAGATAGGCACCATGTCTATAGATCTTACAAGTTTTCCAACACGAGGATAAATTGGCATAGTATCTTTTACGACGTCACCAGCAATTACTTCTATAAAATCTAGACCCTCAGTTAGCTTTGTAGCACCGGGATCTCGTCGCACTAATCCATTTTCTTTCATTATTTGAAAAACTCGGGGATCGTCCCTAAGACCTGATGAACTTAGTGCGTTACGGATCTTTTTTTCTTCTCCAAGCAAAGACAGTCCTTTAAAAAACGTATCTGATTCTCCATAAATCTTTTCAAAAGTCCTCATAAAAGGAATCATTTTACCTTCATAAAAATCTATTTTGTTAGCAAATTTTCCAGTTGTTGTTAGATCTCTTCCGGCATCTCTAAATTCCCGCAGTGCTCGAGTAACTAAACTGGTGTCGGCAACGCCAGTTAAAGCTACCTTTCTGGCTAACCGATTTAACCCTGCCTCGTCTAAATTATCTAAACTTGAAGTAAAGATTTTAAGCATGTCCGTAAAATCCGTTTCACGTCCAAGGTTAGCGTTTGCAGCAAGCATTCCAATGTTGCCCACGATGTTACGAACTTGTGCGCCCGGGTTAGGAACAATCGTCATCTTTTGCGACAATGATCTTAGCTCGGATAAGATCCCAGCTGCCTCACCCAAAGCTCCTGTTCCAAGTCTCAAGGGCGCAGTAAGAGCACCGTAAGATTCAGGAGAAGCGTACATGCCTGTGAGATCTCCGTAGGAACCACCAAACACATGTTCTATATCTTTACTGTCTTTAAGCTGTACATAACCTGCTTTACTCAAAGCAGTCATGCGTTCGTTAACCACATCCTGACCTTTAAGATAATTGGGGTCTTCTACAAGTTCTCCACTTGCGTTTTTAGTAAATCTTCCTTGCCCTCTGATGTCGTTTTGTTCTTTCGCTATCTTGTTGTAAGGAGCCATAGCCGCAACATATTCTTCTGGACTCATGACTGTAGCGTCAGGAACCTCGATCAAAGCAGGACGACCACCTTTTACGAGAGATTCTACTCCTTCAAACAAACTAGAGACTAAACCTTGGGGCCTCATAGCCGTGTACATGTCAGCCGCCGCGTTGGCTTGTGCCATATCTGTAATTGTTCTTGTGTATACATCTACAGGATCTGTTATTTCCTCCATTACTTTGCGGAGGCTTGGACTAGCGTCTAGTATTTCTTTTCTTTCTATAAAGATATCATCAACAGAAGAAAGCACAGGGCGTTCTTTTGCAAGAAGACCAAACCCCTTACCCTTTCCAGCCTCCGTTGCAGATTTAAGAGCATTTTCTAAAGCCATTTCTGGGGGCACACCACCAAGAGTATTTAAACCTAAAGTGTTATACACGGTTGCTTTGGCTATTAATAAATCGTTTTCGTTGGGCGCTCTTCCCTTACCCGTAACATTGTTTCTAGCTACTTCGAAAACAGCGTCATCAAACTCTTTGGACGTTAAATCTAAGTTACGATAAAACTCAACAGGGTTTGTATATATTTTAAATAACCTACGGAGATAACCTCTTTGACTTTTTTGAGCGTCTGTTATTTCTTTAAGAGCTTTAGCCGCTTTTATTTGTCCGGGAAGAACAGGGTCCTGAAGTTCAGGACGACCAGACCTCTGATTTATCATACGTTCAGAAATTGATGTTGTACGTTTCCCGGGTAAATCCGTAACACCCAGAGCTTCTAGTTGTCCACGCAAACGTGCGTCTTCAGGAGAAAGAGGAGCCTTAAAACCAATCGCTTCTTCTAATTGCGTTACAATCCTATCGTCTAGCTCAGACCTAACCTCAATCATCTTGTCCGCAGCTTTGATCAGGGCTTTGTTTCCATACTTATCAAGAGCGGTGTTTGCTCCTAGTAAATAACTGTTTAGATCAGATCCTAGCTTTTCTGCATCTACAGGCGTTTTGTCCTGTAGTTTTGCAGACTTTAAAAAAGAATCGGCTGCTTTTTTCCAGTCTTCCGCTGCCTTTATGCCCTGTCGTTCATACAGATCCGCTCTGGCTCTGGCGTCTTGAACTGTTTCATATAACTTCGTATCTGCGCCACGAGAGGCTGTAAAATACTCTTTAAATTTATCTGTTGCTGCGCTCATACCAGATTTAACTTTTGGTGCCGCGCCCACATCAAATGTAGCTTTGTCTAAGGTGTCCAAAGTTTTTACAAACGCACCGCCAACCTTACTAGGTGCAGCACGAAGAGCTTTGGCTGCTGCCCCGGCTGTTTCTGTCCGACCTATAGCCCTAGACCCTACAGCCAAACCCTTGAGTCCTACGTCAAACACGCCACTTAAAATACCGTCTTCTACACCTACTCGTAGTTTGTTTCTAAGCCGACGCCCAGCTTCCTGTCGCCCGGTCAAGCCCTCGTCCTGTTCTGTTTTTAAGAAATCAGGAAGGGCTGAAAAATTATCAGATAGCGTAGCTCTACCGTCACTTGCCACGGCTGTGCTGTAGCCAAGAGCGCCTACGGCTGTAGATCCAGCTAGCCCGGACCAAGTTCCAAGAGCCTTTTGTCCTGTCTTGGTTGTACCAAACTCGATAGCAGACTTGGTAAACTTACTCCTGCCAGCGGTGGACATAGGCTTACCTGCCTTGGCTAGTTTAGCAGCCTGACCTGCTCTTCCTAACCACCCGGCGATAGGTATAAAGCCAACGCCAAACGCTACAAGGTCCTCGGTTACTTCACCCGCTGCTCCTTTAAGCTCTGGTTTGATTGCTTCGAATGCGTCTGTAACTACTCGGCCTGTGTTTGTGCCAAGCACACCGTCCACGCCTATGGCTCCAAGTTCCGCGATTCCTTGAGGGACAGACACGATACCGGAGTAAATACCTTTACCTATTTCTTCTGCAACATCGGGCACAAGTCCTTGTGCACCTGATAGGTACGATCCTTTTTTCTCAACAGGGTCTAGCGTAAAACCTTTAGGAACAGAAGGAGACGCAACAGGATCTAATGTAAATCCTTTGGGAAGAGCTACACCGTCTGCCATTTAGTGCCGTCCCACCGAATCTTTTCACCGTTTGGCCCAGTAGCCGTTCTACCTACTTCTAGACCGCCCGTAGTTTGTTGTTGCGGTGCAGCAGCAGAGCCTCCGGTAATTGCCAAGCGAACTCTAGTTCCAATATTTTCTCCCATTTCGTCGTTTAATTTTCTTTCAACCTTTGAGGGAGCTTCGTTGTTTGCAATCATTGATGTGTAAAGTTCTAACGCAGCTTTACCTTTTGTAGTGTCCAAGAACCCACCGCCTTCTGCATCAGCAGCAGCCTCCGCCCGGGCAGATGCCGTCTTCTTCATCTCTCCAAGGCCAAGCAATACAGCCTGAACATATGCGTCGTTGCCTTTACCGATAGATCCACTGATAGCTACGTTAGCAATACGCCTGTTTATTTCATCGATGTCGTTTACGTTTTCCATACCAAAAGCGTTACGAGCAAATGTTTTCTTGCCCTCATCACTAGTAGGAAGACCTGCTTGATCAACAACTGTGTTAGCTATGTTTTCTTCGTTACCAGAAGCCACGGCTGTATCTATGGCTGATTTCTTTTTAGTTAGTTCTTCTTCTGCTTTTTCTTCGCTACCGTGCATCTTTACCAACCTTGGCACAAGAGGAGCGATTGTTGGAATTAGCATCAAAGAGGACAACAGAGTTTGTTTTTCTGTTACCTTTGGTGCTTCACCCACATCAATAGGCCCACCCTCTTTCATAGGCATGGTCTGCTGTGGCTGTGGGGCCGCAGCGGCAACTTGCTGTGGTTGCGGAGGTTGTGGCTGTGGCTTTGGAGGCATGGGTGGAACCGCCGTTGGCAACGTAGGTTGCACAGGCATGTTACCAGCAGGAACAAGTGGAGGGGGCTTGGGTGTCATTGCAGGAGGTGCGGAACGTGCACTGACAGCGTTCATTAACTGAGGAGAGGATGCCATAATGCCACCCATTTGCCTAATCTTATCTCGAGCAAATCTAGGCTTTTCCTTAGATGCACCAAACAATGCCGCGTTATTAATACCACCTTGTAGCATGCGTAACCCTTACCTTTTTAACTGTCCGAGACCACCAAGTAACGGTTGCCCTCCACCCGCAGATATCTGCGTACTTGCACCACCCAGAACGTTTGCAAGAGGACTAGCTTGTGGTGTCGCAGATGCCGCTAACGACGTGCCGCTAGACGGAACGCCGGATAAAATATCTCTCATATATGAAAACCGAGCAAACGGTTCGTATGCTTCTTCAAGTTGTGCAGCACGTTGAACGTCATACTCTGACTGTAATTGCTGCTGCTCTAACGATCCTACGTTAAACAGTGCGTTTACATCTTTCTGACCCAGTGCCTGTTGTGCTTCTCCAAGCGCCCCGATCCCAGTGCCAAGGCTCTGGAACAATTGACCTGCACCCTGTCCTCGTTTCATCTGGTTTTCAAAAGCAGACTGCGCTTGGTTTTGTGCGCCTGTATATGCAGCAGATCTAAGTTGTGCCGATGTCCTAGCTGCACGATCTTCAATGTTTCTTTGCAGTTCCTGCTCGGCTATGGCCTGTCGAGACCCACCAAAGGCACCAGCGCCTACAGCCTCGGCTCTTGCTCCGATATTAGCAATATCACCTTCGCGCCGTATATCAGCCAGTGTTGTATCAATTACGTCTTCAACAAACGGATCGTAGAAATCTTTGTATCCACCTTCGCGCATAGGCTCTCCGGTGGTAGGATCGATCATTGGGTTGCCATCTGCGTCTCTGACGATCTGACCTTGAGGATCGTATCGTCCCATAGAAGCGTCTACAGCATCAACACCAAACTCTTGTACAGCCTTGGCTCTATCAAGTTCATCCTGAAATGCGCCGATGCCCTCGTAGGTATACTCTCCTGTGTCAGGATCAATGTCCCCGGTTAAAAGATTTAAAGCTTTCTGCTGTGCGTCTGTGAATCTAATGACATCTGGCTGTGCTACACCGCCATCTGTTGCCATAACAGGATTGCCGTACTGATCCACCTGTGCTTGGCTAGCGTCAGATGTCGGGTTACCATCGGCACCAACAAACATCTGGTTGCCAGAAGCGTCTAATATTGGTTCTCCATACAAAGGAGATTTAGATGCAATGCCCGTTACTTCTTGGGTTTCAGGATCTACTTGATATATGTTTGCTAATAGATCTTTTAAGAAGTTCTCCTGATACTCAGGAAGAAGCGTCATCTGTTTTGAGATAATTTCCTCTGCCATTAGGCTCTCCTCTCAAACTGATCCATCATTTGGTACATCTTCGCAGCCCCCGCATCTCGGTCACCACCTCCAGCACCTCTGACGGCTGCTTCAGTCATTACAAACTCTCCGTCCGAAAGAGCCGCTTCCTGAACTCTGCCGCCATCTTGATATATTGCTGCTGGTATTGAGTCACTGGTCCCAGTTCCGGGACCCTCGATGTAACCACCCTGTGCTCTCATTACAGGTGTGCCACGATAATCAGGATTACGTTCTCCTGTTTGATATTGTCTCAACTCCATAGGACTCATGACATTTTCAAATCGTGGGCGTCGTTGCTGATTTAACTGCTCCATCATGATTGCACTTAGAATAGGATCATTTGAGCCAAGTAAATTTAAAATACCTTGTGTTGCTCTAGTAGCTCCGCCTGTCGGTCCTGCCATACCTGCAATCATGGACATTGGGTTTTGTTGACCACCTGAAAACATATTCATGACACCTGCACCTCGAGCTTGAGGCCCCATGCCCCCACCCATAACGCTCAATAAATTACCTATGCCACCAGCTTTGCCGCCAAACATCATAGGCATAAGGGACCCTATGCCAGAACGCATTGCCGCGTCAGGTGATGCGCCGCCCAAGAGAGCGCCACCAACGCCACCAATAAATCCACCAACTGGACCGCCAGCAATCAAACCAACCAAAGAGCCAATCGAGGAAAATAAATCCCCTTTCTTTTTTTCTGTCTCTTTTTCTGCCATTACGAGTCACCCTTAATTTGTTCAGGCATTGTTACTACAATAGTTGTACTTCGCTTTTCGCTTCCTGTCCATGGTTCTCCACAATCAGGGCAGTTGCCATCTGGATAAGAAGCTATCTCTTCAGGTGTGTCCACTGCGTTATCACAGTTTACACATTCTACTGTATCAGAACTTGTCGAAGGTTTCCACCTACTACCGTCTGGCATAATAAGAATATCTGTCATGAAATTACCACCGTTACTGTTCCTACTGCTGTTGTTCCAACATTTGTTGCGGCAAGAGACGCACTTGCACGTTTAATTTTTACAAAACCATTATCCTCAAAAAGATCACCCTCTTCTAAAATACTAGCTACACTTACATTAGGCATGTCCGGTATATTTAAAAGTGGGTTTCTAACCTCATCTATAAAGTTGTCCAAGGACCGAGCTAATTGATTCACATATGTAGCGTCATATTGAGGTGGAGCAATCGGAATAATAGATCGAATAATCTTCCTGCTCATCGTCTTCCATCCGGTCTGGCATCTAATCTAGGTGCACCCAGTCTCCACTTTACGCCAGTCGTATCGCTTTCAACTTTAAAGTTAACCTGTCGTCCTCGTAATCTCATGTACACTTGATCCGTGTAGTTGTCTGTACCAGAAACAACAGAGGATCGTATAACATCCCCGTTTACAGATCCTTGACCCGCTGCACTACCGTTATAGTTTCTTGCACCCATGGTTAACGTAACCTGCGGTGCAGTTGCATCCGAGTCCGAAAAGTTAAGGTCAGGTATAATTCGATTAACCAACATAAACTGTTGACCATCACCTATATCAAAGTCTGCTGACTGCACAAAAGCGTTTATTGCTGCTGGAGGATTTACACTACCATCGTCCAAACCATTTTCATGGTTGTATAACACGCCATCTGCACCGGGCGCTTGTGGAAATAGGCGATTGCCAGAAGCTCTGTCATTCCAAGCTGTTCTTGCAAGTGTGCCGTAGTACCAAGTTTTTTCGAGATAGTTGTAAATCACATATCGATCTATTTCATTACTGTTCTCAGAACAGTAATACCACCAGACCTCTGAGTTACTTGATAAGCTACCAGCAAAAAACTTAAATGATTGATTGCGATTAATGTCATCGAACACATACTGTCGAACGCTACAAGGTATTGGATTTATACGACCATCGTAGACGTAAAAATTTTCTTGACCCATCCAGAAGACCAAATCATTTACAGAAATCGCTGTGTTAGGACCTGCAATACGGACGTTTGTACCAAGGATAGCTGTACCAAAAGTAAACGGTGGGCCGATAAACTGCACACTGTGTAAACTATTTTCCGTAAACACAAGTATCTGACGTGTTGTTCTGACGGCTGTAACTATCTCAGAACCTTGAGACAGTCGTATACTACCAGCAGTATTTGTAGCTGTAGGCGTCCAGTCTGTAACACTCTCTTGGCTAGACCAACGAATTAATAACGGATCAAATGTGGCACTGCCTAAAGTATTAGCACCAAAGCACAAGACGTGTCTGTCTGTGTCTGATACCATAACTTTTCTAACTGTTGTTGGAACATTAGAAGCACCTGCCACAGTGCTTAACTCTACCATTCTGGTTGTCTTACCGTTAGTGGCATCCCAATAGTAAAGACTTCCATCTACAATATTAGCTACAAGATCCTCACCCCAAGAATCAGACATCCACAGTCTAAGGTTTTGACCAGCTAACGATCCTGCACCAGAACTCCAAGTAAAACGACCCCAAGTCCCTGCGCCCCAACCGTTACCAAGAACTGTGGTATTTAAACCAACATCTATCTCCATAGCTGCGGTAACAGAACTACCACCTCCAGCCGTTGATCCAGAAGAAGCTGCTCCACCTGTATCAACCGTAAAAGTGTTGCTATCTGGAACTGTTAATATTTCAAAGTTCTGGTTAAGTTGATCTGTTGTAAGGCCGTCTACAGCCGTAGCACCTGCAAGGGTAACATAGCCTCCCACCTTAGAGCCATGCGAGTTAGCTGTTACTGTAATAATACCTGACCCTGCGGTTCCTGTTGTTATAGGATTTGCTCCACATGTAATCGTTGCTCGTATCGGAGTTATGTCATAGTATGTGCCACCATCCTCCAGATACGCTTTTATATGTGTTCCCATAAACAAAAGGTTTTCAGAGGCTAATGTAACAAAGTCTAGCATGTTTCTACAGCTACCTTCGAAAACGGTTGTTGCTATCTTTTGCCAACCACCAATACGCTCTACATAGCCAGACTTAAAACGAATCTTATCTCCGTCAAACCAACCACCTTCGTTGGAGTAGTTAGTGCCCTCTCGGTTGATTCCCGGTTTGAACTGGAGCTTGGTTAGTGGCATGTAACATTACTCCGCTGCTTGGATCTCGTTGCCGTCTTCTTCTGCCCACTCAAGGATGGCTTGGTAATCTGAATTATTTGGATCTAAAGGCACCGAAATATGCACACCACTACGAGTTCCATTTATGCACATGTTTTCGTCTGTCACTGGATCTTTTTGGTATTGAAGATTTTCAAACATTATTACAACTCCGAAGAAAAAGCTATGTAAGCTGCTGCGTTATTATTTGCTATTAAAGAACCTGCAAACCCCGCTGTGCTACTGTCGTGAGTGCATGAACAAATAGGTACTTGTCCAGACGCATGACCATTTATTGATAAAGCAGATACTGATTCATTTGCATTATTACATTGTAATAAAAACGTAGATACACCAGAAGACTCTAAAGTTGGTACTGATCTTAAATTAAATCCTGCAAAAGGATAAATTGTTGATATTGTTGCTGTTGAAAGTGCGGCTGTGCCAAGTGTCGAATATGCTGTTGCTGCGTCAATCTTGTGATAATACCTCTGACATCTAGCCAACTCATCCCCAAAGGTTCNATGCTCGAAGTCCGTGGCGGTGTCGCCTACTTCTAGCTGGACTCCAGTAATTTCAAATGTTGCATCATTGGTTGTGTACCATGTGCTTGTCATGTCTGGAGATTTGTTTGCGTTATCCTTAACCGCCCACTCATCTAAGGTTTTATTGTTAGTGTAATCAGTTCCAAAAAAGCATTGCCAAACATGAAAAAACCCAACTTCATTTGTATTTACAAGTGAAGAAAAATTAGAATTGCCCGGAATTGTTTTTGTAACTTTTGTCCAAGTATCAGCACTCAAAGCAAAACTATATGTATACTCATATTGAGAAGAAGCAAACACTCTAAACCTTCCATAAAAAGTTTGAGCAACACTTGATTTAACCCAGTAAGAAATTGTTAGTTTACTATTGGAGTCTGTAGTATTCCAACCACTAGAACTTATGTCTTGACCCTCTATACGATAAAAAGTTCCAAGATAATCAGCCGCTCCTGCACCGCTAGTTTGATTACCATTAGTTATTTTTAAAGCTTTTCTAAAACCTGATGTGTAAGGAGTCGTGCCACTTGCTACATCAACTTGTGCCTGTGTAGGTGCTTCATCTGTTCCACTATATAAAGGTTGAAATCTATCAACACTTCCATATCCATTTGTTGTCGATGACGTACCACGTTGAGCAACCTGCATCGCCCCGTTAATTATAAGGTTTCTGTTCCCATACTGGTTAACGTTGAGGCCAGCTTCGTTGATTCTTGATACTGCCATTATCCTGCCTCCAGTGCCGTTACTCTCGTTATGAGGTCAGCTATTTGTGTTGCTTGGGTTGTGTTCTCTGATTCAAGTGCATCATTCTTTGCTGACAGTTCTTGAACTGCTTTGACCAAAGGTATGACAAACATTTCCCTCGATACCTGTTGAACTCCATATTGGTCTTCACTCCAGCCACTAAAATCTGAGACTCCTGCCGTATCTAATGCAGCCTTTACCTCTTGAGCGATAAAGTTATGCATTGTTGCTTCTGTGTTCATATCATTAATAATATTACCATCATCATCTTCTCTTCGAAGATGTGCTAGTTGAGCGTCAGAAGCGTCTAATTCATCATTAGCCTTCCAGTTATACTTAACTGTCCTCAAATCATTGATAAAATCCAAACCTAGCTTTTGGTCTGTAATGTTTTTCTTGAGCCTTTGATCTGAAGATCTTGACCAGTTAGCGTCTGTGTTAAAATCATTTGTAACAACATTACTAGCTTTACCAAATGAAAAGTCGTTAGACGCACCTTCTATATTTACACCTATAACAATAGAATTATTATTATCATTGTTTGCAACATCAGCACCATAACCTAAACAAATATTACTTCCACCAGTTGTAATTGCATCTCCTGCAAACCCACCCATAAGAGTGTTGTATGCTCCTGTTGTTATCGCAGCCCCTGCACTATACCCTAGAGCATTATTATAAACATTTCCCCCACCTGTATTGTTCTGTGTATCTAAAGCTCCGTGCCCTATAGCAACGTTATTGTTACCTGCTGTTTCTGTTGACAGTGCGCCTTTACCAATTGCTACGTTACTTCCCCCTGTAGTAAACGCATAACCTGCGTTAGAACCTACTATGGTATTTTCTGTACCTGTAGTAACTGCTTGTCCTGCATTATTACCAACAGCCGTGTTGTGAGTATCAGTAGCACTTGTAAAGTTTTGTACTTTTAATGCCTGTCTACCTATAGCAACAGTATGACTTCCTTTAGTGTCTGCTTCTAATGCTCGAAATCCCAAGGCTGTATTATTGCTACCTTCAGTGTTTGCTTCCATAGCCTCACGACCTACAGCAGCATTAAACTCACCTGTTGTGGTTCCTGATAGGGATAAATATCCAAGTGCCGAGTTACCTGAAGCAGTGGTATTTGCATCCCCTGCAAGACCACCTACAAAAGTGTTGAATTGACCTGTTGTAACTTTATGCCCTGCTTGAAAGCCTACTGCAGTGTTGTACATATCAACGTTACTTGCAGGATTCATATCCTCTAATGCTTCGTTTCCAATAGCAACATTTCTATCGCCAAGCACGTTAGTTTCCATCGCAACATAACCTATGGCAACGTTATTATCGCCTGTGGTAATGGCCTTTCCCGCAGAAACTCCAATTAAGTGGTTTCTGTCTCCTGTGGTAATAGCAGTCCCTGCATCTTTACCCAGAAGAACATTTTGATTACCGCCAGAAGCAATCGCTGCCCCTGCATTCTCACCCAGTCTAACGTTATCTGTACCTGCCGAAGCTGTAATAAGATCAGCACCAGCCGCAAAGGTTACGTCAGCTTGAAACGTACCGCCGTTAGACGCAGACATATCACTCATTGACGCTATATCATACGCAATAACTTCTAAAGTGTCATTTAACGAAGCAGCTTGAGTTAATACGATACTAGTTTTTGTACTGGCGGTATAGTCGGTTCCCGGCACAAGGCACACGCCATTTAAAAATACGTCAACGTATGCTGAATCTGCGTACTTCAGCGTTTTGCTGTTGTCATCGGCCCCTGAGAACGTGGTCTGGGAGGCAGTCGCTGTATAGATGAAACGGCTTCTTACACCCGTTCCCGGTTGATTACCTATATATGGCATTAATCAGCCTCCTGTATTGTGTTTCCATCAGCTACCCACTCTTGTAGAGCCACCCAGTGTCGGTTATCTTCTACATTTAATGGAACAGATAATGTTTCTCCGTCTATGACAACAGATACAGCTATCTTGATGTCATCTTTATCTTCAATATATTTCGCTGACTCTATGTTCATTTTCTACAACTCCGCATCGGCTGTTAATGTTGCGCCACTTTGCCAGTAGATAACGGAAGCTCCACCATATACCAAACCTGAACCACCAGTCCAACCACCTGAATACCATCCAGTATCACTTGCGGCAAGAGTTCCTATAGCCCCTGCATTAATCGCTGTTGAATCTGATTGAGCAAATTGAAAATTTCCAGATTGTCCAACAGTAGGGACTGTTCTCATAGGTAAAATATAGTCTTTTATCATTCCAAATACAGAATTAGTGCTATAGGGTTGATTTATACCAATATAAACTGTGCCTGCTGTGTTAGTTAATTTCTGATAATATCTGTAACAACTCATAAGCTCATCATTAAATGACCGATGCTCAAAGGGCGTGGCTTCTGTGCCAAGTTCTAGCTGGACTCCAGTGATATACCATTCATTAGATGTGCTATCGAATAAATTTACTTGAT